GTCGGCGTTGTTTTCCCTTGTGGACCTTGTGCTTATAGAAATAGCAAAAGATCAGGGTGCTGACGATGAGATCTTAAATTCTCGGATAGATTCTCTTCATTTGAAGATTCGAGACCTTAATTCCTGGGAAGGATTGGGGTTCTTGAATGGAATGAATCTAAACGTTAAAGACCTTAGGAGATACTGGTGTTTGTATCTCCGCTCTGAGGACGTAACTTATTCTGACCTTTCTAGTCATATTTTAGATGACAGGAAGGATGCACTGAAAGAGTTACTGAAAAGAGTGAGAGCGATATCTCGGCTTCTTCGAGAGGAAGCTACTGATTACACTGAACGGATGAGCGAATTGACCTACTTGTTGTTGGGCAAAGAGCTCTCCCGGGAGGAGTATGAAGTGGAATTCCATAAATTCCTCTTTTTGGGTTTTTGGGGACTTGCTGCCAGTCAATTTAAAGTTTCCGTGAACATTTTGTTCGCGAGATTTTTTAGAACTGACATGCCCGAAAAGCCGAAAGAGGGATCTATAGAGTTAAGACTATTTCCTCGTCGTGTTGTCGCTTACTTAAACCAAAAGCTCTTGGCCCCAAAAAAGAAGAGGGAGTTGCGGATGAAGGACTGTGAAATAATTTACACGGTCTTTCAGGGATTGAAGAAAGGACTATTGCCCATTCGTCCGGATGCGATAGATCAATCTTTGATCAAACATCGGGTTGCTTTATGCAAGGACCCTGAAGTTTCTGCAAAAACCTATTCTGATTTGGAGAGGCTGTTGGAGAGGGAGTACCCGGACTTACCTAATTTTGTTTCTCAATTTGAGAACAAACATCGAGACGGAACTCTGTCTACGAAGGCTACCATCGAATCTTCGATGGGTGATTCTGGTCAGGTTGGATGGTGTTACAGGGAACACTATTGGAATGATGAGGAATTGTTTTCCTTTTTCCTTCCAAGAGATTGTCATCCTGTCCATCTAACTCAACCAGATTTCCTTCTTGGACATCGTAGGTCTGTCGGTAAGTGGGGCGAGGAGTTGTTGTACGGTCCAGAGATTTCTGATAGATTGTGCAGACAGATGCTTAGGGAACATGTTCGTTCTGAGGGTTGGTTCGACGCTAAGGTTAGACCTAGTGTTGTACTTGAACCCTTGAAAGGCAGAATCATTACTAAACCTAGAGTCGGTGAGTATGAAGAGATGAATTGTTTACAAAAGGGACTTTGGTCCTATTTGCAAAGATTTCCTCAATTCTCTCTCACCGGTCGTCCAGTAGAGGTTGATGATATCTGGTATGTTTCCCAGAGTTGGGAGGAGGGAATGGGTTTCGTTAGTGGAGATTATTCCGGTGCTACTGATAACTTGAAGGGTGAAGTTAGCGAATTAATATTACGCTATGCCCTTAGCAAGATCAGAGATCCAGTTTTGTTTCTTCGTTCGATGAAATCCTTTCTTCATTCGGAGATTTTGTATGACTCCACCCCCGTTGGGGGTGAGGGTTTTCCTAAATACTATGCTAAAAATTGGCAGTGTATGAAAGAGAATAAAAATCCCGATGGAAGTAATCCCGTTCAAAGGAATGGCCAGCTTATGGGTCATGTCCTTTCCTTTCCGATTCTGTGTCTGGCTAATCATCTTATCTTCCTTCTTGCTTATGAGAGGATGATGAAGAATGCTCCGCACGTACTCGTCAATGGAGACGATATTCTTTTCTGTGCAAGAAAAGAAGATTACGACTTATGGTGGGACCTCGTTAGAGAAAATGGTTTTTACCCTTCAGTTGGGAAAAATTTGTATTCTCCGGATGTGGCACAAATTAATAGTGTGCTTTTCCGTATAAAACGGGGTCACATTCAGGTAAGCGTATACCCTGATCAACCTTTGTTTCCTATTTCCTTTATCCGTAGGATAGAAGAGGTGAACTATGTCTCTTTTGGTTTGTTTCTGAACCGAGGAAAAGGGAAACAAGGCTCCGACCTGAAAAGGACGGGTATTGGTCAGTTCGTCGACGATGATGAGAGCTCTTTGGGAAGAATTCCTTCTCTTAACGCCATCTATGATGCTTTGCTTAAAACGAAAATACCTCAGGAAAGAATAAGGAAAGTTTTTCACCGTAATAATTGGGAGCTTTTAGCCCAAGTTAAGTCCGTTACTGGTTTTTCCTTGTTCCGTGATAACTCAGGAGTTATGGAATTTGTACTCCGGGGTTGTTCTCTATCCTTAGAGGGAGATGTGGGAGAGATGTCATCTTATTCATCTTTGATGAATGGTTTGACGAGATCTATTTCCCGAATCTCTTTGAGTCGTTTACGCGAAAGCGCTCGATGGTTTAGAGCTTGTCCTTTCGGACACCTGGTTCCTCCCCAAGAGGAGGAAGAGGTACTCAATGTCTTGCAGATTTAAGGTCTCTGCAGGACCCCCTGCTTTCCGAGAAGCAACGGTGGACAGATTTAATCTGTTCTGTAGGTGTCATCATCCTAGCGGATGATGATGTGGGATTAGGGTTGTAAGGGGACTATTCACCCTCTTACAGACGAGTTGTATGGGCTCTTTCACATACTTATCTAGATTCACTATATGAGTGAGGATATTTGACAAATATCAATTCGGACATCATGCCGTTCACTCTTGTCATATTGACATGTCCCTCCAAAGAGAAGTGAAAATTAACGTCGGAGCCATTAGAATTAGCAAAGTACTCGTCTTGGTCTATAACGACCAAGTAAAACTAGTTGATAGTTATTGGGGACGTCCCGGGGTGATCCCGGATCCTTATTGCAATAAGTTAACTAGAATAGAGTTTTCCGCGTGAAACTATTGGCAGCCGTTTATTTGGCACACTTCTTTGGAGAGTTGTTATGTGTATGACTATAGTTAGTAAAAACGATGAGTAAGCAATAACCTAGCGGTTATTGACTTGTGAAACGCCTATACTGAACTGCTTTAGAATACCGTAAAGTATTCCCACCCAACCACATCAGAACTCGATCCATCTACC